GAAGGCCGGGGAGGCGATGGGGGCATAGGCATTGGCGGTGGTGCCCGCGAGCCACTTGGCGCCGTCCCAGGACCATGTGGTGCCATTGGGGCCGGTGTAGGTCGCGCCGGGGGTGCCTGGGGGGAAATCTAGGGCCATGGCTATAGGTCCGCGCTGGCTGTGAAGCCGCTTGTGAAGTTGACGCCACCCGCCGCCGCCCCAGTCGCGTAAGCGCCAAATCCGGTGGTAGTGGTGCCGCCGCCGACCGCGAGAGCGGATGCGTTGGCATAAGTTGTTCCCGTAAACGTAATAGTCCCGACTGGCGCAGCCCGCATCGCCGTGGGGAAGCTGACGTTGCAACCAAAGAACCCACCCGCACTCGACACATACCCGAGGCAATAGGCGAAGCCCGTGCAATAAAACCGCTGGCACTGCTGCAATTCCAAAACGGGATCGCGCTTTTCCAGTTTCGTGGGCACGGTCTGGCCCGGCTGCACGATCTCCAGCTGGACGCCCCACATATTGAAGAACCCGGTCTGGGCGCCAACGCCGCCAGATCGGGTGGCGAAGTTGCTTCCCGCCGAGAACCAAAATTCCAACTGGGTGCCGTCGTTGCCGTCAGTGCCGACCGTCTTGCCCTGGATGCTGGGCACGTTGAACACGACCGCATGGCGCGTCCATGTGCCGGGGGTCGTGACAAGCTGCCCGACCCCGGTTACGGCGGCAGACGCCCCGCCGCCCGCGCCGAACTGCTGACTGAGCGTGACGCCCACCTTTCCGTTCGCGGGACCGACCATGTAAAACGACACGATAACGGTCTTGCCCGCGAAACGCCGCACGCCCTCGATCACCTGGGAAAAGTCGATCCCGTTGGTCGCCCCGGCACCGCCCGTCACGTTGTGCGTGACGTAGTGCGATATGGTTTCATCGCCTATCGCCGTCCGGTCGGCATCGGTCGCCGGGTTGCGCGAGATCGAATAAACGTCACCCGAAGCCCCGGCGAAGATACGCCAACGGTCATAACTGAAGATCGCGGTGCCGATTGTGGCATTGAACCCACCCTCGCCGCGCTGCCGAACCGTAAACAGACCGTTATGAATGAGGTTCCTGCCGACATCGTTCAACGCCTTGTCCACGTCCATCGTCGTGGCGGCATTGGCGAGGCCGGCGATGTTGGACGCGGGCACCCATTGCTGGGTGTTGCCGTCGTCATAGCCCAAATAGAGGTTGCCGCCCGTGCTGTCCCACCATAGCTGGCCGGATACGAACGTGGGCGGGCTGGCAGCGACGATGATGGGGCCAAGGGTGTTGGGGGTGCCCAGCCACTTGCTGCCGTCCCATTGCCACTGGACGTTGTTGGGGCCAGCGTAAAGCTGGTTGAGGGACGGGGAGTTGGGGAAGTCGAGTGGGGGCATGATCAGAGGTCCGCCGATAGTGCGTATGTTCGACCAAGATCGTATGTATCGCCCGCCGCCGTGCTGCTGATCTCAAACCGCCCGCCGCTGAGCGTCCCCGGCGTAATCACCAAGCTCGATGCTGACAAATTTGCGCTGCCTTCAGTGCCTAGAGACGTTACAGACGGCGTTGCACGCATCGGCGGAAACGTGACGGTGCAGTCCATGAAATTCGAGGCGCCGCCTGCGACGAACCGGGCGCTAGCTTTGATGACCTGATAAAACCGTTGGCACACGGCAAGGGTTTGCTGGGCGTCCATTTTCTCCAGCGGCGAGGGCGCGGTCTGGCCGGGGGCGGCGATTTCGAGTTGCACGCCCCAGATGGCAATGGTGCCTGATTGGACGCCGATATTCCCGGCGTTTGCAGCGTTCGTGGCACCGGACGAATACCAGAATTGAAGGGCCGTGAAGTCGGTTCCCGCCGTGGTGCCGAATGTCTTGCCTACCACTGACGGAATGGCAATCGCCACGCTGTAACGTGTCCATGTGGTGGATAAAGTCGTGGCGATACCAGTCGCAAGCGCCAGCACATTCGCGGATGGCGATCCACCAGTGCCAAAATTCTGCACCAGATTGATACCCAACTTCAGCCCGTTGGCTGACGCCCAGGCGTAAAAGCTAACGACGATTGTCTTTCCTGACAGCCTGCGGACATTCTCAATCCGCTGCACGACGTTATTCATCGACGCGGCAGTAGCCGTTCCGGTGAAAGTATTCCCGAGCGCGAAAATAGCTTCCTCGTCACCGAAACCTGCGGCCACGCTAAGACCCACCGCACCTTGCGGCGTGACGCTCATCGTGTCGCCACCGGAAGCGGCGCAACTCCAACGGTCAGCGGTGTATCCGTTTGAAGCGTTGAAGTTGAACGGCCCCGCCCCCCTCTGGGCTACCGTAAACAAACCGTTATGAATGAGGTTGCGCCCGACGTTGCGGTGGGCGCCCGTAACGGCATTGTCCACGTAAGACGTGGTCGCCACGCCCGCCTGCCCCTGGAGGGTCGTGGCGGCGGTCCATTGGGTGCTGTTGCCGTCATTGTAGCGGACATAGAGCTGCCCCCCGGTGCTGTCCCACCACAGCGCGCCGGGGTTGAGCGCGGGGGGCGTGGGCGCGATGGTGGCGCCGCCCGGCACGGTGCCGATGGCGGCCTGCACGAACGCCGTGGTGGCGATGCTGGTGTCGTTGTCGCCTGCGGTTGGCGTGGGTGCTTGCGGGTTGCCGGTGAACACGGGGCTGTCGAGCGGCGCCATGTTGTCGATCACGTCGGCGTTGCTGTTGAGGTGTCCGCCCCAGGCGTCGTCGTCCGCGCCCGGCGTCGGTTTCTTGAGCAGATAGCGCGGCGTGGTGGTGTAACCGCTCATACCAGTTCCTCCAGCCGCGTCTCGTCCCAGGCTCCGGTGCCGCAAGCCGGGGGCGTCGTCCACGTCCCGGTCTCGCACGGCCCTGCTTGCTGCCAGCCGCCAACCTCACACGGCGCCCAGGTCGGCCATGTCAGTTCCAGTTCGGCGGTGGCGCTGAAGACGATCCCGGCGACGGCGGCGGGCACCCAGTTGATGACCAGGCCTTGCAGGCTGGCGTCGAAGGTGATGCCGCTCGCGCCCCCGACGTCGTAGACGCGCGCGTCAGGCCAGTCCGAGTAGGCCCCGGCGCCGAATGTTCCTACGCCATAGGGGCGAGGTCCGATCCCGGCCATATCATGTTGCCTGGATGTGGATGGTGCCTGCCGCGAGGCGCACGACGTCGCCGGTCAGGATGTCGCGGGTGATCGGGGTGATACCGTCCGCCGGGTTGACGAGCGGCCCCCAGTAGAGCCGGTTTCCTGCGGTGACGGCTGACCAGACCTCGAAATAGCCGAGGGTTCCCCAAGGCGTGGTGGCGATGGGGAAGCTGATGGTAGCGGTATTGGCGGCGATGGTGGGGGGGGGGGTGATCAGGGCGAAGACGGCGGCCTGGCGGGCGTAGGCGCCGCCGGTGCATTCGATGCCGGGGGTGCCTGCCTGGGGTGGCGGCGATGCGGCGCACAGGGCGATGAAGCACCCGGCGGGCACGGTCATGGGCGCGAAGGCCAGGGTATGGCCTAGAACGGCGCTTTCCAGAAAAGTTGTTGCCGATCCGGGCATTATATCATACGGTCCATTTGCAAGGCGTGGCTGGGTCCGGCAGGGCACGACTGGATGCGGGTCGGCAGGGCAGGCATGGAATGTTGGCGGTGATATTCATCTAAAACGTCACCGCCAATTCCGCTACATACGGTGCGCCACTGTAATCACTTTGTTGCTTCCACAAATTGGCGCGGGTCACTACTTGCTGCCAGGCGGCGTCCATTTGCTGCGCGCGGTCGTCGTCTAGTTCGAACATCGCGCCGAACTTGCAGACGCCGAACAGATAGACGGCGTAAAGCTGTTCCAGCACGGGGTTGGTATCGGCGGGCAGGATCAGTGGCTTGGGACGGGCATACCAGCCCATGAGGATCTGCTGTGGTGCCCAGCTTGGATCGGGCGGGTCGGGGATGATGGGATGGGGCAGGAACTCGATGCAATCATGCACCAGCCTGTAGGCGTTGGCGGGGGCGCCGACGACGATCTGGGTGCCGGATTTGTATTGAACGGTCCAGCTTCCCGACCATTCGTCTTTTAGCTCGAACAGAACCCCGCTGGTGGCGTCGCGGATGCTTTCCATGGTCGCGAAGTCGGGCGGGAGCGTGATGTAGGGGCTGTCGATGGCTTGCGTGGCGCTTTTGACCATACACCTGGCCCGCAGCGTCTCGCTGATTTCGGTCTCGACCATGGCGACCCAGCCGGGGATCAGGCTGCCGATGTCGCGTCGGTTCAGCCAGCCAGCAACTTCGTCCTGTAGCTGCTGGTAGGTTGCCATCAGATGACGATGACGCCGACAGACGGCGGTGCGGCGGTGCTGCCGGTCGCGTTGGTGGCGGTGACGATGCAGGTTGCGGTGAGGCCGACATCGGCGGGGATGGTGTCGTATGTCGCGGCGCCGGATCCCATGGGCACGCCGTCCATCTTCCATGCGTAGGCGTAGCTGGTCGGCGTGCCGTCCCATGTCCCTGTCGTGCAGGTGAGCGTGATGCCGGCCTGGGTGACGACGGGGATGCCGGTGTTGACGGGTGCGGCGCCTGGCGCGGGTTCGCCGCCGCCTACCCCCGGTATCGGCTCGTATTGCGAGGCTTCGAGCAACAGGCCCGCTTCCATGGTTGCGACGCCTTGGGCGAGGGCCTGGGTTTCGCCATCGGTGATGCCTGCCGCTTCGGGGAACAGGCGGATCAGCAGGACCGGGTCGAGGCCTTCGACGACGACGGGCTGGGTGCCGCTCACGGGATTGGCTCTGGCTGGGACGGGATCGGTTCTTGCTGCGAGGCTTTCAGCTTCTCGCCTTCGTCGCGGGTTTTGCGGCCCTGCTCGAGGGCGAGGGCCGAGGCGTCGGCGACGGTGTCGGCCTCGGGGAACAGGCGATGCAGCAGCACCTTGTCGATGCCTTCGACAAGCGTGGGTTCCAGGGTTGGCGCTGGCGCTGCCTTGGGCATGGCGCCCTGCTTGCCGGCGACAGGCGGATCGTCGTGCTTGCCGATGCCGTGCGTGTCTTTCTGCTTGGGGGCGTCGTGCTTGTCGTTGCCTTCTTTGGTTGGGCTGGCCATTAGAGTTTCCTTCCATCGTCGGTTCTGAGCAGGCGACACTCGCGGCTGTCGAGTAGCTGGTTGAGCAGCTTCTGGTCCTTGGTAACCCCGAGTTTTTGCCACTGGTTCCACATCACGCGCGGGACGCGGGCAACGAGGGTCCATGACTGCTTGCGGGCGATATGCTTGTCGAAATTGGACGCGAGTTGCTTGGCGCTCTCGACGATGGCGCGGGTGTTCTGCGAGTGAACGAAGACGAGGCGCCCGGTGTCCTCGTCCTTGGTGACCTCGGTCGCGCTCTGGGTCGTCTCGTCGTAGTGCTCGTAAAGCGGGGGTTTGCTCATTGTGCGTAATCCGCGCTATAAGCGGGGCGTTGACGGCTCATCCCAGCCATCAACACCCCTAACCCCGAGACCTTGTGTAAGAAGGACTGAGGCTGATGCCAGACAACACCGACGAGGCGCGCAGGGCAATCACTGCCGCGTATAACCGCGAGTATGCGGCCAAAAACCGCGAGAAAATCGCGGCCCGCAACCGCGAACGCTACCAGCAGAACCGCGAGAAGATCCTGGCCCAGAGCAAGGCCCGCGTTGAGGCGTGGGTGCAGGCCAATCCGGACGCCCGCAAGGAACATCAGAAGCGGTATCGCGAAAAGAACCGCGAGAAGATCCGCACGGCCAATAACGCATCCATACGCGACGAAAACGGCGAGATGAGCGCCCAGTATAAGGCGCGCCTTGAGGTCAAGACGGCCAAATGGCGGCAAAACCTCGAAACGGTAGCCGGGCGTCCACCGCCGCTGGTCTGCGACGTGTGCCAGAGGGCGCCCGACCCCGGCAAGAGGATGCACTTCGACCATTGCCACGCCAACGGACATTTCCGTGGCTGGCTGTGCCGGTCTTGCAACCTCGCGCTTGGTAACGTCCAAGATGATCCCGTCCTTCTGCGAAAACTGGCGGCCTACTTAGAAGAAAACTCGGAAGGCACGCCAGTCATCGAACTCTTGCGTAAAGAATAGCGATAAGTATTCGACCAACCTCTATTGGTTGAGGTCAAATATAGTGGCGTGGGCTTTGGGGGCCGTTGGACGAATACAGCCCTCGAATACTACGCCGCCCTGGCTATTGTCTCCAGTTTGTGCGTAATCTTGCTGTATGATATCGCGCTCTGGCAGTGGCGCGAGTTCGATATAGTCGGTGGACACCAGGATGATCTGGTGGATCGGGCAGAAGCGGTCGGGCGCGAGGTCGATGGTGCCGAAATTGGTGCGGTAGACGTCGACGGCGCCCATGATGGTGACTTGCTCGCGCGACGTGACGTTCTGGATGTTCTGGGCCACGACGGCGTTGCCCGTGCCGCCCTGGCTGAGCGTGGCGAAATAGGCTTTGACGTTGCCCGACATGATGCCGAGGCTGGGCTTGCCGCCGGCCTGCCAGCACTGCTGCACGGCGCTGTCCACCATGGCGAGGGTGAGGTCGCGCAGCGTGCCTGCGGTGCCGGCGTTGCTGCCGTCGCCCACTGGCATCACGCCCGCGCCCGCGCCCCGGCTTCCATTCGCCGTGTAGCAGGGCAGCCCGCTCATGTGGCGCGGGTCGGTGATGGTGCGAACGAGGGGGGATGTGACGGCGAGTTCTAGGTCGCGCTTCACTTCCATGCCGCGCAGGATCAGCTGGCGGTTATACTCGTCCTCGCCCCCGGCCATGTCGACGACCCGCAGGGTGTTCGAGACGCCCACGGTGCGGGCGATGATCTGGCACACATTGTTCAGGCGCACGGGCTTGAGGACGGCCTGCATGACGGCGGTGAAGCCTTCGGGCTGCGCGTTGTCGCTGGCCGCGTTGAGTTCCTGCACCAGCCATTCGGTCAGAACCTGGTTGGCGGCGACGCGGCTGCATGCGCTGACCAGCGGCGTCTCGTCCGGATCAATGCGGTAGATGATATCGGCGAGGTCTTCCTTGACGCCGATGGCGGCGGTTTCGAGATACGTGCCGGCGGGCGTCGCGCCCTGTGCGCCTACAGCCATGTTTAAACCCCATTGCAGCAAGGGCGCACGGATCGGTGCGCCTCATGCGGTGAAACCTGATCGAGTTGCTGGTTTCGCAATGGCTGGCGGCGGCTGGGCCGAGTGGGTGCAAGCACTCTCGGGGGCCGGGGGTCAGCATTAGCGACGGCACGGCTCGCTAGGCAGTGGGTGCAAGCACTCTGCGGCGCGACGTGTCTATGTTATGAGACGGGACCGTTGCACGTCAAGCGTGTCATCGCGCGTGGCCGTTGGCCCGGCGTGCGGCGAGCAATGCGGCGGCGGTGCGGATGTTGGCCTTGTCGCCGAAGGCCTGCTCGGCGACCTGGATGCGCTCGCTGGGTGCGGGTGGCGGGGGTGCGCCTCTGACCGGGGCGAGCGTGCGCTGCGGCGGGGCGCTGCTCTTGGCGCCTTCGACCATGCGGTCGTACATCGCGGCTTTCATCATGGTTTTGAAGTGATGGGGCGAGGACAGCCCGCGCAGTTCGTTCTCGCTGAAGCCGCCTTGCCGGGTCGCCCATTGGACGATTTCGTGTTGCAACTGGGTGCGCTGCTGCGGGTCTGCCCAGCCGGGGACTTCCTTCGATAGCTGTTCGTGCGCGGCGTTGACCTGCGCTTCCATGGCGCGGGCCTGGGCCTGGCTTTGCAGTGCGTTCAGGTTGCCAAGGCGCTGCTGTTCCTCGAGCGCGTTCTCGTATTGCGCGCGTTCGGCGATGTAGCGTTGCGGGTCGGTCTGGGCGAGCGACGGATCGGGGCGGTTGATTTCCTGGCCGACGATGTGTTGCAGGCGGGCGAGTTCGGGCTGGATGTATGGCAGCACGGTCGCGAGCGCCTGCTGCTGGGCGGCGATCTGCTGCGCCTGGGCGTGGACCTGCTGACGCTCGGCCGCAAGCCCCTGCATCTTCTGCGTGTAGTCGGCGGATTTGCGCTGCACGAAGGCCTGGATCTCGGCGGCGGTGCGTAGCCGCTGCCCTTCGATCTCGACCCCGCCGTCCGGCGTTTCCGTGGCGGTGGCGGGGGCGTCGCCTTGCGGCTGGGCGCCAAGGGCGCGCTCGAGGGCCGAGGCTGGCGCGGGTGCTGGCGGGGCTTTGGCTGCGGCCGGGGACTCTGCTGACGCCTGCGCCTGGCGTGCGACGTCGCTGGGCGAGGGCTTGCGGGTGGCGTCGGCGGCAGGGGCTGCGGCCTCGCCTTCGGCGCCCTGCCGCCTCTGCCGGTTGAGCAGCCGCGCGGCCTCGCTGACCGAGATGCCCGGCTGTGAGGTCGCGGGCGGGGCGGTTGGCGCGAAGCTGCCGACCTGGCCGGTGGGTGCTGCGGCGGGCGCGGCTGTGGGGGCTGACGGTCCTGGTGCGCCTGTGGTTTCGCTCATGGCCTATTCGCGTTCCTGCAAATGCGCCGGAAGCTGCCCCTCTAGCTCGGCGCCCCATTCCTCGTCGTTCACCGGATCGCGGCCCAGCGCCAGGCGGATGTAGTTCTCGCGCGTTTCGGGCAGCCCCTTGTCGCGCAGTCCGCGCAGGATCGAGGCCTGCCCGGCGCTAAGGCTCGGCCCAGTTGGGCGCCCTGATCCCTTTGCCGAGGATGCCGGCGCGGGCGGTTTGGGGGTCGACATAGCCATTGTTCACTGCTTTCCAGATGGCGAGATTGTTGGCGATGGTGCCCTTGTCGCGTCGTTCCACGCCGTTATACAGCCCGCGAATGCCTTCCCACGTAACGGATTGCAGTTGACGGGGCAATATTCCGAGTTCGTCGGCGGCTCTGCGGTAGGCGTCGGCATAGAGCGCATACATGCCCTGCAAGCCCTCGCCCGCGTGCGCCATCGTGCTGGGCCAGACATCGTCCCCGCTCACGGCGGGCGGGCGATACTTCTTGTTGACCGACGACCCCAGCCCATAGCTGACTTCGGGGCTGCTTGACCCCAGCGGGCGCAGCAACCCCGCCGCCACCGCGTGGGTGTCGATGGTCACGTCGTGCCCGGCGTCGGGGCTGACGATGTTGTTGTAGAAGTTCCTAACCTTGTGCGCCCCGCCCATGTTGGCGCTGATATTCGCCATGCTGTCGTCACGCAGCGAGGAGAGGGCGTTGCCGACCGCGTCGAGCGTGCCCCATTGCAGGGTCGCCGGCAGGCCCGCCGCGCCTTCCTCTTCGGCGTCGTTGAGCAGGAACCCGCCCCGCGTGCCGTCAGGGTTCACGATCCGGACGTTGTTGTGTTCGGCGTGGGCGCGGTCGTGCAGCCGCACCCACAGCGCCGCCTCTTTCGGGTCGCTGATCTCGCTCAGGGTCTTGCCCTGGATGTTGGCGTAGATGTCCTGCCATCCGGGGTTGAGCGTGGCGAAGCTGGGGGCTTCCTCGGTGCCGTGCCAGGCCCCTTCCAGCGCCGGGGTCCAGCCGCTGTCGGCGTGGTTGGCGTGGATGTTGGCCACCCGCATCGAGCCTTCGACGTTGTGTTCCCAGCGCCGCTGCGGCGAGAGCGCGGCAAGGTTGGCGGCTTGGGCGCGCACCGAGGTTCCGTAGGTCTCGGCCATGTTCTCGGCCAGGCTGCGCGCGCCGTTATACCAGTTCGCCGCGCTGTTCCGCCACGTCTCGGGCACCGCGTTGTAAAGCGCCTTGAGGTTGTCGGCGATGTGCGCCGTCAGCCCGTCCACCGAGGCGTTGTTCAGCCCGACGTGGCGCGACAGCACCTCGTCCACCCGGCTGCCGATCTTGGACTTCGGCGCGGCCACGGCGTCGTCGAAGGATGGGCGGTCGACCGTGTAGTTCGCCGTCGCATGCACGTCATCGGCGAGCGAGGGCTGCCGGGTGCTGATCCTGTCGGCGAACCCGACCGCGTCCGAGTTCAGCCGTGGCGCCGATCCCGGCCCGTGCGCTGCGACCTCGGGGATTTCGCCGAGGATGCCTCGGGCGGTGCGGGCGGCTTCGCTCAGCGGTCCGCGTGCCTCGCGTGCCACGCTGCCGACGAACGGCACCATGCCGAGCAGGCCGAGGCCCATTTGCAGCGAGCCTGGCTGGGTGCCGTGGATGTCGCCCTTGAGCAGGTGCTTGACGATATCGCCCCCGCCCTGCGCCACGTCGGGCGCGGACAGGGCGATGTTCGCGGCGGGGTTCAGTCCCACCCCCAGCTTGGCCAGTTCGCGCGGATCGGACAGGCCGCGCAGGGCGGCGTCGCCGACATCCTGCCAGGCGGTGCGCGGCGTGAGCGTGTCGGGGTGCAGCCGTTCGGTGCCGACCGGGTTGTCGGCATACGGGAACGGCGTCGGGTCGGTTGTGGGCTGGCCCTGGACCACGCGGTGGTAGAGCGACCCCAGCGCCGAGGTGAGGTCATCGGTGGCGGGCGGCACGCCGAGCAGGCTTTGCTGCGGGTCCGGATCGTCAGGGAACAGCAGCGACGCCATCAGACGATGCCCCCGCCCTCGCGGCCCCCGCGACTGCCGCCGGCTTCGTTGTCGAACAGCCGTTTGGCCTGCTGGATCTGGTTGTTGATCTCGTCGT